CTAATTCGATGGTGGGATAATGCCAGTTGCTATTACGACACTCAGAACGACACTTGCCACAGCTCTAGTCGATAACTCAAAATGGCAAACCTTTGCATTCCCGCCTGCCACAGTATTGGCTAACTCAGTCATTGTTTCACCCGATGATCCCTATTTAACACCTACCAATAATCAGCATATTGGCATTAGCCCAATGGCATCATTTAAGCTGATTATTACGACTCCACTTTTCGATAACGAGGGCAACCTCAATGGTATAGAAGATTTTGTATGTGGAGTATTTGCTAAACTTGCTGCATCTTCTTTGACCTATAATGTAAGCGCAGTCAGTGCGCCTAGTGTTCTCAATGCTGCTTCGGGAGACCTTCTCAGCTGCGAGATGTCCGTATCAATCCTTACGAGTTGGAGTTAATATGTCCGAGTGGGAACAAGAGAACGAAGCCTTCCTGAAAAAAATCGGGCAGGTTAGCACACCAACACCAAAGCCAGCATCTACTAAGAAAGACGAGGAATAATCCTAATGGCTGTATTTCTAAATAACAATGTAGGCGTTAAGATTAACACTGTTGATCTTTCTGACCATGTAACAGCAGTAACAATCAATCGTTCATTTGATGAGCTAGAAGTCACTGCAATGGGCGACACAGCACACAAGTTCGTTAAGGGCTTGGAAGCATCTACTGTAACTATTGATTTCCTAAACGACACAGCGTCAGCCAATGTCCTTGCAACACTTCAAGCTGCATGGGGAACAACAGTCACATGTGTATTCCTACAGACAAAGGGAACAGCAGTATCTGCTACTAACCCTCTATACACTGTTTCATTGCTAGTCAATAACACTACAGACATCAATGGTGCTGTAGCAGACATTGGCACACAGTCAATTACATTCACTGCTAACTCAACAGTTGCAGTGGCTACAACAGGCACATTCTAAACAATTAAACAAGGGGGCTAACCATGGCAAAACTTAAAATAATTCGAACAGATGGAAGCGTTATCGAAGGTGAGATTACTCCAGCAGTGGAGTACGCATTCGAGCAATTTGCTAAAAAGGGTTTTCATAAGGCTTTTCGTGATGATGAAAAGCAATCGGATGTCTATTGGATTGCATGGGAAGTTCTACGCCGTTCAGGTGAGACGGTTAAGCCTTACGGGATTGACTTCATCGAGACACTCAAGAGTGTTGAGGTGCTTGATTCAGACCCTTTGTCTTAAAGCGCGATCTCCCATTCACTTACCTGATTGCTAGGCTAAGCATTAGGTTGGGGCTTGCGCCACAACAGTTATTAGAGTTAGACCCAATAATGCTTCAAGCCTTGTTGCAGGGTCTTAAAGATGAAGCAAAGGAGATAAGCGATGCCAACAGAAGTAAAGGGCGCAATCGCACTTCGTAAGGCTTTAAAAAACTTTGCTCCAGACTTAGCTAAAGAAACTCAAAAAGAGTTAGGCAATCTTCTTAAGCCGATTACTAATAAAGCTAGAGGATTTATCCCTTCACAGGCTCCTCTGAGTGGATGGGCTAAAAGTAGTTCAACAGCTTGGGGCAGTGATCGTATTTGGAATACAGGAAAAGCCAAGCGCGGTATTGGATATAAGACCACACCATCTAGACCTAATAAGCAAGGCTTCAGAGCACTAGCTCGCATTGTTAATGCTTCTGCTGCTGGTGCTATTTATGAGACTGCTGGTCGCAAGAATCCTAATGGTCGCGAGCAGGCTCCTATGGCTAAAGTTGTGCGTGAGAGTCAAGCCAACTATGGCAAAATGATTCGTTCTGGCACTAAGAATCAATCTAAAAGCAATAACCCGCAAGCAGGTGCGCAATTTATCGAAGCGATGAATAATTATGGGCAGATAGTAGATGCCAATAATCAGACTGGTGCAGGTCGTAGGTCAGGCAAGATGAAAGGTCGCGCAATCTTTAGAGCATGGAAAGAAGATGGCGGGCAGACTAACGCAGCAGTTATTAAAGCTATTGAGAACTCTAAATTAAAGTTCTATGACGCTATGGGAGTTAAATAATGGCAGTTGATCCATCAGTAGTCATTAACTTAGCAGCTGAATACACTGGCAATAAAGCCTTTAAGCAAGCCGATACTGCTGTAGGAAAACTCAATAGCAATGTCAAGAAACTTGCAGGCACATTTGGTATTGCATTTGGCGCAACGGCATTAGTCCAATTTAGCAAGACAGCAGTAAAAGCATTTGCAGCGGATGAAGCAGCAGCCCTTAGACTTAACCGAGCAGTAGAGAATCTAGGCATTGGCTTCGCTAATCCTGCCATTGCTGACTACATTGATAAGTTAGAAACTTCAGCGGCAATCGCGGACGACATTCTCCGTCCAGCGTTTCAGGGTTTGCTTACTACTACTGGCTCATTAACCCAATCCCAGAAACTTCTTAATGATGCAATTACTATCAGCCGAGCGTCTGGCATTGATTTAGCCACAGTTACACAGGATTTGGGTAAAGGTTATGTAGGAGTTACTAGAGGTCTAGTCAAATACAACTCAGGTTTGACAAAGGCTGAACTTACGACACTGTCATTCAATGAAATCTTGTCAGTTATTCTAAAGAGATCAGCTGGAGCAGCAGAAGATTACCTAACTACAACTTCTTACAAAATGGATGTTTTAAGCACTGCAACAGGAAAAGCTAATGAACTTATTGGTAAAGGCTTTGTTGATGCTTTATCTCGCGCAAGCGGTGGAACAGAAGCAAGCGATGCCACAATCTTCTTGGAAACACTTGCGGGTGGCTTTAACAAAGTAACCCTAGCTGCTGGTACTGCTATAGGAGCCATTCCATCACTTATTAAAAATGTTAAAGACCTTGGTAAAAGTATCTTTTTTGGTTTTGCTGGCAAACAAATTGGAGTCACTTTAAGCACACCCTCTAAAAAACCCATCCAATCTGGCTCTAACCTTAATAAATCAACAGCAACTACTGAAAACAAGATTGCCAAAGAAAATCTTAAAATTAACACTGCACAGTTAAAATTGGCTAAGGCCAAGTCAATCTTTGACATCCAGAAGATTCAGATTGAAGCTGCTCTCAAGGGCAAGATTTCAGAAGAAGATCGTATTCGTCTCAAGCTCATGCAAGCTATTGAAGATGAAAACATCAGCCAAATTGATAAATACACCAAAATGCTAGATGAGGCTCAAAAGAATACCGAGAAGTTAGTTACTACATTGGCAAGCATTAAGCCTCTAGACGATATATTCAAAAACTGGAACTTCATGTCTGTCAAAACGCAACTAGATACGCTTGAAGGTTATTTTAAGTCTTTTGCTGGTTCAGCAGCTTCAGCCTTTAACAGTTTAGGTGCATCACAAAGAGCAGCACTTGGCGGGTTTGTGCCATTTGTAGGGGCAACTAATGCATCTCTTGGAATTACTTCTAATGGCGGGGCTACCACTTCAATGCCATCAACAGTTGGGTTAGGCAAAACTGGTACAGGTAATCAACTGCCAGCAGGCGTAACCATTAACACAAATGTGAATACAGGTATTGGAGACCCAGAAACGATAGCCCGCGCTGTTGAAGATGTCATTCGCCAAGCTGTCCAGCGTGGAACATCGAGTTTGCTTCTACCAGTATGACATGGCTTCCAGAATGGCGTATCACGGTAGGCACTACTGTTTATACAAATGTAACCTCTGTTAATGTCACCATAGGTCGTATTGATATTGATCGGCAATGTCAAGCAGGTTATGCCCGCATGGACATCATTAACTCAACAAATGCTCTTTTTGACATTGATGTAACCGATTCCCTTAGCTTGGAACTTAAAGACAGTGCTGGTGTGTATGTGCCTGTATTCGGTGGCACAGTCTCAGATTTTAGAACCTCAGTCAGAAGCCCAGAAGAGACTGGATTTGTTACTATTGGTTCAATTCTTGCAGTGGGAGCACTGGCTAAATTGCCTAAAGCCATCTACACAGCAGCAGTAGCTCATGACTTAGATGGTGAGCAAATCCGCATTATCTTGTCAGATTTATTGGAGAACCAATGGCAAGAAGTAGCACCTTCCCTTCAGTGGTATAACTATGACCCAACTACCACATGGGCTAATGCTGAAAATGTGGGATTAGGTGAAATCGATGCTGGGCTGTATGAGATGGATAATCTCAGTGCATCAGAGCGCAACACGCAGACCTTAGTGACTCAGATAGCAGACAGCGCACTCGGAACGCTGTACGAGGACAAACAGGGGCGAATCTCCTATGCCGATGCGGATCATAGAAGCAACTACTTAGCAGCAAATGGCTCAACTCAATTAGATGGCAATTACGCAACTCCATCCAGCGTTAAGTCCATCCTGCAAATTGGCAAGATTCGTAACAGCGAAATTGTGCGCTATGGCAATGATTATGGCAGCACTTATTCGGCCACAGACGATGCCTCTATTTCTACCTATGGTCGCTATCAGAGGTCATTTGATTCTAACATCCGCCATACAGCAGACATTGAAGATATTATTGATAGAGATTTAGCACT